AGTTCCAATTGAGGGGTAGCCAGTACGGCATTGCCTACACCGATGGAACCGAAAAGATCACGCAACTGAACCGTCCTGCTGAAAACAACCTATTGAAGCAGATTGAGTATTTGGTCAACCTGCTGTATGGGCAGCTCGGAATAACCCCCGAGATCATGAATGGTACCGCCGATGAAGCGACGATGCTCAACTACTACAACAGGACTGTGATCCCGATCGTTGAAGCTTTTGTCGAAGCAGAAAATCGAGCACTCATTGGTAGAGCTGGAATGGACCGAGACGAATGGATCATGTACTTTACTGATCCGTTCAAGTTCGTTCCGCTATCACAACTTGCCGACATTGTCGATAAGCTTGCTCGAAACGAAGTGATGGCCTCCAACGAGTTCCGACAGAAGCTTGGTCTCAAGCCATCGAAGGACCCAAAGGCGGATCAACTCATCAATAGCAACATGCCGCAACCACCACCAAACTCAGAGGTTCAGACATCTGAAAGGAACAGTCAAAATGAAAGCTGATTTCAGCGGTTGGGCTACCAAGTTCAACATTCGCTGTTCAGATGGGCGAACGATCATGCCGGATGCCTTTGCGCATCAGAACGGTTTGAGAGTTCCACTTGTCTGGCAGCACGGACACGACACTCCGACGAACATTCTCGGACACGCAATCCTATCGGCGAAGTCCGAGGGCATGTGGGTCGATTGTTTCTTCAATGACACGCCGCACGGGCAACATCAGAAGCAGTGCGTGCAGCACAAGGACATCACCTTCATGTCGATTTGGGCCAACAAGCTCAAGGAGAAGGCCAAGCAAGTCATTCACGGATCAATTCGTGAAGTCAGTTTGGTCTTAGCAGGGGCAAATCCGGAAGCCAAAATCATGAATGTCACGATCAGTCACTCCGATGATCCCGAAGACATCACGGTTCTGGAAGAAGAGGCAATCATCCATACCGGGCTGGAAATCGAACTCGATCATGAAGTCGAGGAAGAGACTCTCGAAACCAAGGACGAGGCCAAGCATGCCGAAGGCAACAACGGCGAAGGTGGAAGTCAGAAATCTCCGCAGGAGGTCTATGACTCCATGAACGAAGAGCAGCAAGAGCTTGTACATGCCCTAGTGGGCGCCGTTGAGCTCGAGAAAGAGGGCGGCGACGCCGAACATGACGACATGCAACACGACCAAAACCCAGAAGGGAAGAAAGTGACTAGGCACAACGCATTCGAAGACAAGAGCAAGGGTGGGGGAGTACTCACTCATGACGAGCTCATCCAGAAAGCGAACACCGGTGAGCTCAAGCATGATGAGTTCAGGCATTCCGAGCTCGGCGAAGAGCTTGCGGTGCTTCTTCACGACGCTCGTGAATCCGGCGCTCGCAGCGTCAAGCACATCGTCCAGAAGTTCGTGCTTCAGCACGGCATCACCAACATCGAAGTTCTCTTCCCCGAGGCGACCGATGTCAACGGCGGTCCTCCTTCTTGGATCACTCGTCGGATGGAGTGGGTGGAACCATTCCTCAACGCAACGTCCAAGCGGCCGACCGGCCGAATCAAGACCCGCACAGCGGATCTGACGTTCGAGCAGGCTCGTGCTCGGGGTTACATCAAGGGCACGCTGAAGAAGGAACAGTTCTTCGCCATCTCGACCCGTGAAACCTTCCCGAAGACCGTCTACAAGAAGCAGAAGTTCGAACGTGATGACATCATCGACGTCGAGGACTTCGACTTGATCGCATGGATCAAGCCGGAGATGCACTTCATGCTTCGTGAGGAAATCGCTCGTGCGGCTCTCCTCAGCGATGGTCGTGTGTCCGATGATCCGGACAAGATCGATGAAGACAAGATCCGTCCGATCGCAACGGACGATGAGTTCTACACGACTCAGATCTACGTCAACGTCGAGGACGCCAGCTCGTCCATGCACGAGGTCGTCGATGCGGTGATCATGAATCGCTCCAAGATGAAGGGTTCGGGTTCACCGAACTTCTACACCACGGAGTACTGGATCGCCCGCTTCTTGACCACTCGTAATCCGGATACGGATGAGCGCATGTTCAAGTCGGTTGCGGACATCGCCACCGAACTTCGTGTGCGTGAGGTCATTCCGGTCGAGGTCATGGAGGACTATCCCACGATCGTCGGCATCATGGTCAACCCGGTCGACTACACTTTCGGTGCAGCTCGCAAGGGTCAGATCACGGATTACGAGGACTTCGACATCGACTACAACCAAGAGAAGTTCCTGACAGAAACCCGTCTGTGCGGTGCCTTGACGCAGTACAAGTCTGCGTTGGTCATCAACAGCGTTGCCGTTGGTGCTGCTCTGGTTGTCCCGAACGATCCGACGTTCGTCGAGGAGACCGGTGTCGTCACAATCGTGGCCACGACCGGTGTCGTCTACAAGAATGCTGACACCGATGCCACTCTGAGCACTGGCGCACAGGCAGCTCTTGATCCGGGTGACACTCTCAACGTCTACGCTGTTCCGTCCTCGGCCAGCTACTACTTCGCAGACAGCGACGTCGATGACTGGACGTTCACACGTCCTGAGTGATCAATTGAGGAGTTCAGATGGCAAGATTCCACGGAAATGTTGGGTACGGAGTTTCGATTCTCGAGAGTCCCGGAGTTTGGGTAGATACCATCGCCGAGAGAGAATATTACGGCGATGTGATTCGAAACACTCGACGACTCGATCCGGCTCAAGACTCGGTCAATAGTGATATTTCCGTTGGTAACTCAATCTCCATCGTTGGAGACGAGTATGCCTTCGAGCACTGGCATCTGATCAAATACGTGCAATGGGAGGGGCAACTCTGGACTGTTCCGTTAGTGGAGGTCCAGAGACCCCGTCTCATTCTCAGTATTGGAAAGGTGTACAATGGGCCGACCCCGGACTGAGTTGCAAACACTCCTCGAAACAATCACCGACAATGTATATTTCCAGCGGCCTCCGTCCACTGGGATGCAGTATCCATGCATTCTCTACACTCGTGACTTTGCCACGACAGAGTTTGCTGACAACAGCCCGTACCGTTTTACGGATCGCTACCAGGTGAGTTATATTTCGAACACTCTCAAAGCGGCTGACGAAGTTGCTAAAAGAGCGCTCGAAGCACTCCCAATGTGCGTATTCGATCGATGGTATCCGACTGACCAACTCAATCACGACGTCTACAAGCTGTTCTTCTAAAGGAGAAAAATCGAAATGGCACTAACATGGGACGGTGTCGGCGAAAAGTTTTTCGAAACTGGAGTCGACCACGGTGTTCTCTACATCCCCAACGAGGCCGGTGTATACAACAATGGTGTGGCCTGGAACGGTCTCACCAATGTCACCGAATCACCGACCGGGGCCGAGCAAACCAAAACCTACGCCGACAACATCATCTACGGTGTTCTCACGTCGGTCGAGGAGCTCGAAGGCACGATCACGTGCTATACGTATCCCCCTGAATTCGACGAGTTCAATGGCAAAGTCGAGATAGCTCCCGGCGTTGTTGCTGGTCAACAGACTCGTAGGGCTTTCGGGTTTTCGTATCGCACACGCAAGGGCAACGATGTTGCTGGAGACTCCCTCGGCTACAAGCTGCACCTGCTTTATGGATGCTTCGCTGCCCCGTCGGAGGAGTCGCACGACACTGTCAACGATTCGCCGGAAATGACCGAGCTCAGCTACGAGCTGACGTCAGTTCCGGTTCCGATCACAATCGACAGCGTCCAGGTCCAGACGTCTGTGCTCACGGTCGATTCGACCACGGCAGACCCAACCCAACTGGCCGCACTCGAAGCTTTGCTTTATGGCGCAGCCGGTGATCCTCAGTTGCCCACCCCGGATGAAGTCAGTGCGCTTCTGAATGGCACCGCTACTGCGACCAACATCACGGTTGTCGCCGCTGTGGACGCCGTCGCCATCGGTGGTACCACGACCAACGTCCAATTCACGACGTCGCATTGGGATGGCGATAGTTGGGTCGTCGATGGTGCTGCTCTTTCGGAAGCTGCAACTGAGGCATTGGTACTTGTCACAGGCACGGTTTACCGTGTCACACTGTCGCCAACTACGGGTTTCTACATCCCGGCAGCGCAGACGCAGGAGTACTACGTCGTCCCGACGTGATGACAGTTGGAGGTCAGAGAATGCTCACTATTACCGTTCCTGAATTGGAAATGTGGAATGCTGAGGACGAAGTGTTCATTAGCGAACAATCGTTTCAGCTTGACCTTGAGCATTCTCTGATCTCTCTGTCAAAATGGGAGTCGAAATTCGAGAAGGCATTCTTGGACGAAAAGGTGACCAAGACCCAAGAGGAAATGCTTTGGTACATTCGATTCATGGTAATTTCTCCGGGGGTTACTTTCGAAAAGCTTTCCAGATTGTCAGTCGAGAATCTCAAAGAGATCAACGAATACATCGACTCCAAACAGACAGCCACAACCTTTCGAGAAGCTCTGACGAAGAAAGCTCGCACAGAGAAGATCACTGCCGAGTTGATTTACTATTGGATGTATGCCAACGGTATTCCGACCGAATGGGAAGGACGTCATCTCAATCAGTTGTTCGCTTTGATTCGAATCTTTGGCGTCAAGCAAAGCAGGTCGAACAAGAAGCAGTCGAGATCAGAAATTGCGGCATGGCAGCGTGAGGAAAATGCTCGACGTAGAGCAGCGAACAACACTCGTGGATAGGAGGGATGATGACAGCACTATCGTGGGATGGAGTAGGACAGAAGTACTTCGAGACCGGACTTGATCGGGGCGTGCTGTACCTCGAAGATGGAAATGGGGTGCCTTGGAATGGTCTTACAGCCGTTGACGAGAAATTCACTGGTGCTCAAGCAACTCCGATCTACTTCGATGGGGTCAAGATCAATGACATCGTTGCTGTTGCGGATTTCTCGGCTTCCCTCAGAGCGTTCACTTTCCCAGAGGAATTCGGTGAGTACGAAGGGATCGTAGAATCGAGCAACGGAATGTTTGTGACTGCACAATCGCCGGCGCTCTTCGGTTTGTGTTGGCGAGTTCAAGTTGGCAACGATGTGAATGCGTTGCTGGGACACAAGATCCACGTCGCTTCGAACCTTAGCGCCATTCCTGCCCAAAGATCAAACAAGACGATGTCAAAGAATCCGGACATGGTCGAGTTCGAATGGACAATCAACGGCATCCCGTCGATGATTCCAGGATTTCGCCCAACAGCACATCTCATATTTGACACGTCCAAGTCCCAGCCAGAATTCGTGACGGCTCTAGAGACGATTCTCTATGGTGACGTCACGAACGATCCATATTTGCCCTCGTTGGGAGATTTGGTGAACATTTCCAATGCTTGGACGGCCTAGGAGGCATCGTGATCGAGGTGACCCATCATGGGGACTTCAAGAACGCCGAACGATTCCTCAAGAGGATGTCCCGCCGTCAGCAGTTTGGCTGGTTGGATTCATATGGGATTCGAGGAGTAGATGCTCTCTCGAACGCTACGCCCAAAGACACTCGAGAGACCTCCCGGCGTTGGCGATATTCGGTCACAGAGAAGCGTGGTCGAATCACCATAACTTGGTACAATGACAACGAAGACGACGGTGTTCCGATCGTTATCCTCATTCAGTATGGGCACGCCACACGAAATGGTGGCTATGTGCAAGGTAGGGACTTCATCAATCCCGCCATGCAACCCTTGTTTGACCAGATGTCTTACGAAATTTGGAAGAGGGTGACACAGTGACCACCATTGACAACAGAATCATTCGAATGACGTTCGACAACGGAAAGTTCGAACGTGATGTCGCCCAATCGATCAAGACACTGGACAGCCTGAAGTCGGCAATGGACTTCAAGAAGGTCCAAAGAGACTTTGCGGATCTCAGTAATCTGGGCAAAGTCAAGATGACTGTCGATACCAGTCAGTTTGGTCAGAAGATCGCCGAAGCGACAGGTCAAGTAAAGTCGCTTCAGAACAGCTTGGATTTCGGAGCTTCGAGTCGGAGCTTCGGTCAACTTGGTGAACAAGTCAAGGGCGTTAATCTTGCAGGCATGGGCACGAATGTTGCCGGGTTGAGCAAGAAGTTCCTGGCACTTGCCACCATTGGCATCACTGCTCTCGCTCAAATCGCCAGCAAGGTTGCCTCGGTCGGCATCGACATGGCTACGGCATTCTCTACCGATCCCATCATCGGTGGTTTCCGTGAGATGGAAACCAACATGAACTCGATCCAGACGATCCTTGCCAACACGGCAAGTAAAGGAACGGATCTGCAGGATGTCAATAATGCGCTCAACATACTGAATGAGTACTCGGACAAGACGATCTACAACTTCAGTCAAATGGCGAAGGCCATCGGTCAATTTACCGCCGCTGGTGTCGAGTTGGACCAATCTGTCGGGGCCATCAAGGGCATTGCCAACTTGGCCGCCATATCTGGCTCAAGTGCGGATCAGGCAAACACGGCCATGGGTCAGTTGTCTCAGGCACTCGCCGCTGGCAAGGTTCGATTGATCGACTGGATGTCGGTCCGTAACGCTGGCATGGGTGGCGAAGTCTTCAAGACGGCGTTGTTCGAGACCGGTAAGGCCTTGGGTACGCTCAAAGATGTTGATATTGCTACAACATTCCAGGAATGGACTAAGGCGGGCAATAGCTTCGAAGCTTCGCTTGAGCAGGACTGGTTGACCAGCGAAGTATTGACCACGGCGCTTCAGTCGTTCACGGGCGACTTGAACGCAGCTCAACTTCAGACTCTCGGATACACCGAAGATCAAGCGATCGAGATGGAAAAGCTCGGCAAGTTGGGCGTTGCCGCAGCTACCGAAGTCAAGACGCTTACGCAGTTGTTGGGAACGGTGAAGGAATCAATGGGCTCGGGTTGGAGCCGTTCGTTCCAGATCATATTTGGCGACTTTGAAGAAGCCAAAGCAATGTTCACTGACTTCAATAACATCATCGGTAAGTTCGTAGGAATCAACGCCGATGCTCGCAATGATCTTCTAAAGGGATGGAAGGATCTCGGCGGAAGAACTCGTTTGATCGAGGGACTCAAATCGACATTCGAAGTACTACGACTCAGTTTGGGAGCGGTAAAAGAGGCGTTTCACGATCTGTTTCCAGCGGTGACGTCCGAAAGGTTGTTCGAACTCACTGACAAATTTGCTGCCTTCATGGAGCATCTCCGGCAATCCGACACATTCTTCCTTCGACTGAACCTGGTCGCCAAGGCGGTATTCTCTGCTCTTGATATTGGCATCGAAATCGTCAAGGAAATCGGCGAGATGTTCGGTGACTTGTTTAAGCACTTCTCCGGTGGCGATGGCGAGAAGATGTTTGATCTGATCGAACGAGTGGCGCTCGGAATCATCAACTGGCACGACAAGTTGATCGAAGGCGACTTCGCTCTGTTGCCTCAGTTCTTCGAGGATCTCACTGATCGAATCATCAACTTTGGTGAGGCCCTCAAGGTCGATCCTTCAGGTACACTCAAGAAACTCGCTGGCAGCATTGGTGAGATAGTTGGACAGTTGTTCAAGAGTCTTCTCTTTGGAGATTTTGTCGGTGGCCCATTGGCTGAAGATTCGCCGGTAGTTGCGTTCGTGTTCAAGATCCGGGATTCTGTCAAGCAAGGTATCGATGCGATCGTCGATATTTTCGATGGGTTCCAAGAGTTCATCA